AAGGGGCGCTTAGGCATTGAAATAGAGAAACTAACAGTATCTTCGTGTTCATCACTGAAGTCTGGAACCACGTTGCTAACAACAGTATTCATATCCTGAATACTTGCCACCTGAGCGATAACATCAGACACGCTTATCATTTCTATTTTACCGTTTACTCTCTTTGAAAGTTTAGCAGCAATGGCAGCAGCCACCACACCTTCGGCAATATCGCCTCGATTTGGTAACTTGCATTTTTGTTCTGTTAGGTATGAATCCCAACTCTCAATAATCTTTTTCATTTCCATTACCCCTTAATTAGTATCTCAGATGACTGTTTACTCTTGTTCATACCATAAGTCCACTGAGCTTCGATAATTTCGTAATCTTTATACATCTCTCTTATCTCCGGGCAGTCATTATACGACATAAGCCATTGACCGCGGTTTGTCAAGAGTGAATGTAATCTTTCATGATCAAACGAGCTGTGTAGATTACCGTCAACACCATATAGCGAGTTTTGTGAACCCTCAAGCATATAAGGAGGATCAAGATATAAAAAAGCCCTTGGGTGATACTCAATGGCATCACCAAAGTCAGCGTAATCTACTCTAAAGTTTTTACGCTTAAAATCTCTAAGTCTTTGGACTGACGAATCAGTGAATCTTGCGTATGAGGCTCTCTCAGACCATCCCCCGCTAAAAGTAGCGCCAGAGAAACTTGCTCTATTAATAGCGTAATACTTCGCTGCTCTTTCGTAAGAGAACATAAACGTATCAGTCATCAAGTCTTGGCGATACTGGTGGAATGACTCCTTAGAGCAACCGGTAACCGTTTCCCCGTTTCTAATTATATACTGTTCTCGCAGGCTCTCTACTTCGTCAGCTAAGCGTGTGTTATCTTCACACAGAGCCATCCAGAACCATACAAGCTGCTTCATCTTGTCGTAACCAAACACTTCAGTGCCACGGTTAGCTAAAGCAAGCTCTACCGAACCACCCCCGAAGAATGGAGAGCAAACACGCTCGACACTTTCGGGAATATGAGGTAGGATATGCTTAATGGCGCGCGATTTACCGCCAGGATATCGCAATGGTGTCTTCATCAAGCCCTCAAAAAAATGGCACACATTAACCGGTGTGCCAGCGGCTGCAGCTACTCTGTTACAGCATCAGTAGCTGTGGTTTCCGTTGTGGGTGTGGGGGTATTTTCCTCTACTGTGGAAGTTGTGACTTCCTCGGTAGAAGTGGTAGCGGAAACCTCGACTGTGGTGGTCGCCTCCACTGTTTCGGCTGCAGAAGTGTTTTCACTAACCTCTGCTGCTGGCGGCTCGAAACTGCATTGTCCGTAAGTGGTGGCAACGACAAGCGCTCCTGCCACAAAACTAACTTGCACCTTCCAGCGTGCTAACATTGACTTCAACCATTCCATAATATAATCTCCTTGTTTATAGAATAATGCGGCACCCTATTCCTAAGCCGGGGTGCCAGCGGCTATCTAACAAGCTACTTAGTTGCCATCAATTCATCAAAAGCCGCATCTACGGGATTGACAGTGGGCTCTGTGTTATTATATTTGCTCGTCTCGGTGGAGCGAGACTCAGCGGAGGCACCACTCGCCAATTGCTCATCTAGGATGGCGTCAATTTGTTCGGGGGTTAGACGCTCGAAGAGTGAGTCAATATCGGGGATGCCGTCTAGGAGGGCGGGGATGGCCTCAGTGTCCTCCAGTAGAGCAGATGTGTTTCGACGCATCTTAAGGCTTGTTTGTGGGTATGCACCCGGCGTTGTTGGCTTTGTGTAAACCAACGAAATGTCAGTTCCTTCAAGAGTATCAGTGATGTCCCCGTATTCTGGGTCCAAAATGTATCCGAGAAGCAACTCGTAAGCTCTCTTTCCGTAACCGTAAACCTTTACTCCCTCAGTTTCGCGTCCTCGGACGACTACCGGTGAGAAGTAACGTGCACGTACAAAGAGAGACTTTGCAAGCTTTTTGGATTCTTCGTCATTTTGATCGCTTCCTTCTCGCCAAAGCTGAGAAGCAAAGTCACAAATCGGACAGCGCTCACCATAATTGCGCTTAGGGCATGGAATACCGCCCCTGTGATCTCCAACGTTGTAGTGGAAATACATTTCCTTCAGGGGGTCTCCGTCTGCGGTTGGTACAATCCGAATAGTTTGGTCGCCTTCATCAGGCTTGAACCATACGGAGTTACCATCCCCCTTATCCTCGCCACGAAGTTGGGCAAGTTTCTTTCTCATTAGTTCCATATTGATTGACATTAGTTTTTTCTCCTATTTGTTTGTTTAAAGTATATCGAGCTTTCCTCGATATCTAATGTATCACTCTTGTTCTAGCTTGTCAAGAGTATTTTGTTGAATTGCGTTTGTGTGGGTAACGCAGAACCCAAAGTCTTGCAAATGTGTCTCCCAAATCCCGTATGAAACCTTGCGATATGCATTTCTTGGTTTCTCTTTTAGGAGATCGACGATTCGCTTATGTAATCCGCTTTCCTTCTCTAATCTGTCTTGATTTATGCATATATAATAACACGTCTCTCGCGGGATGTCAAGGCTGAAAAGCCACTTTTCTGACAAAGTTTCCGCATTGAGTATGCCGATAGTACGGATTCTGTTGATATCCGATGGCTTAGCCATTTGACCAATTTCCGGCTCGGTGTGATTGAAAAAATTAAGGTAATGCACGCATGAAAAGATTGTATGATTTAGCTTCTCATAATAGTTCTTGATAGACAAACCGGTGATGCTGTTTTCAATTTCCAAGTTAGACAAAATGGTCAGTGAGCTGAATAAGCCTGAACGGGCGTATTCTTGCAATACACCAAACAGCAAGTTTTCTAACAGCTTTGGAACACCTGTAAGTAACTCCACATCAGGCTTGATGTAGAAGATTTCCAAGTTTTTGTCTTTGATTTGCTCTAAAATACCAAGCGCATAACTTGAGCTGTGGGATGAGCCCACTATAAACACTTGCACCTTGTCATTTAGGTCTTTGAAAAACTTAGACAAATCAGGAATATTTTGTTCGTACTTTTCTGGGCTATCATAGCTCTTAAGGGCACGTGTATATTTCGTGTTTTTGTAATTGCTGCCAAGTTGGTATACTTTATAGTTGTTGTTCTGCGATTTGAAATTCTCTGCGATTGCAGATGCAGCATTGCCTATCCCTACAATTGAAATCATAGATTTAATACTCCAATATCCATATAGTCTTTACCAGCCTTAAGATTTGTGACAAACTTGTCAAGCTTGTTGTTTGAGAAGATGTCTTTAATCTCAGGAATAAGATATCTCTCTTCATCGGGAATGTCAAGTACAATTTCATCATGTACGATATGTGACACGAATGAGCGCTTGTTTTCTAAAAATTTGTCGATAGCGACAGCCCGATCATTGACCAAATCGGCAGTTGTGCTTTGTACAATGTAATTGACTGCCTTGTATGCGTCCACCTCAATCTTTCGACCAAACACAGTTTCAATGTGTCCATCGTTGTAATACTTGTCTAAAAGCGCCTCGCGATCATAGAGGGATTCTTCGATCTTGTTGGAATCTGGGTTGTACAGCCACGAGAAAAAGAACGTCTTTGCGGATTCTCGGGATTCTACTCCTTTATCTTTAAACACGTTCATAACATTCCATTCGTGCACATCGCCAGGAGGCTGCTTTTCGCCCAGAAGAGACAATACAGTGCGAGCCTCAGCTCCATTGTAATCAAGTGAAATAAACCAATCGTTTTGTGGCTTGACTAGTGCCCGTAAATCCTTTTGCATCGTAAGAATGGGGAAAGAGCCTGGATACGTCGACAAACGCCCTGTTCTAGTTCCAAAGATGTTGTAGTCAATATGCTTGGGTCCATTAAGTAGCTTTTGTGCTGCTTGACGGCTTCTTGACGAAGTAAACAGTCCGCGGGCATCTTGGGTGTTTAGATTGAGGTTCTGATATCTCATCTTATAAAGCAGTTTTTCCACAGCTACGAGATGATCGTAGATTACAGGCTTTTCGTAGTTTTCAAATACGTGCTGGGTAATTTGGTTTTTCATCTCCAAGAACGAAACAAGAAAATCATGTGGCACCAAGTCAAAGAAACAGTGGTCTCGAAAGTTAATTTTTGCTATCTCAAATGATTTCTTGTAAGCATTCATCTTCTTTTCGAATCTAGTCAGTTCTTCGATAAGGTGTTCAGGGCAACACTCTTTTAATGTCTTGCCTACAGCGCGAAACCACCCATATTCAATAGACTCGTCTTGTAAAAACCCCGAATATCTCCAAGTCCTCATATTTGCTAACGAATCCGGAAAAGTGCCCTCATCAAAATTTAGCCGGCCATCGTGATAGATGCCGACACACTCTTTTTTATCATCTAAAGCTTGAAAATACACTATTTCCTCAAATCATCTCGCCTTTTTTGAATATATCCCAAAGAGCCGGAATAGTCAAATGTTTTGTTTAACAATTTTTCAAAAATGGTAATCGCCGGTACCGTTCCCTCGATTTTTGACAAAGCTATGGTATCCCGTATTAGTGTATTCATTTCGTATTTAGTAAATTTG